AGACCACTCGGACAAACCGACATAAAAAAATTTATTCTGCCTACTGTCAGATTCGAACTGACGTGGGGCTCTCGCCCAGAGGATCTTGAATCCTCCCCGATCGGCCTGACTACGGGAAGTAGGCATTAAATGACTTTTAAATTATGAATAGCGAGTCCAGGTTTCGATCCTGGGACCTTCCGGTTATGAGCCGAACACGCTACCGCTGCGCCAACTCGCTTTATATTTGCCTCGTAGGCACATTCTTGCTTTGCATATGCTTGCTTTGCATATGCTTTCGATATAGATTGCCCAGCATATCCGGCCACACAGATCGGATATCCGTGTCAAGATCCCATTTGTGCAATTCCAAAGGGCTGTACTGATCTACATTCATTCGCATCCCTAAGTACATTTGACCATCCTGGTCTTTGTATCCCAAGGCCGTGAAAGTGTACTGGAAATCCGGTAAATTAATTGGCTTGACCGATATTCTACGGAATCCGTACCCCCAAGAATCTTTATTTTCCAATCCCTCCGTTAGCAATTTTGCTATTTGCTGATTGTTCATTTCGGTTGATGGACTGTTCATCGTTGTAAATGTATTACTTTATTTAATGGCGTTGATACCATATTTATCTTTATTAATTCTTACTTCAATTTTTTGGACAATTTATAATAATATTAATAGTGCCTTCTGTGGGGATCGAACCCACGGCCACGCGCTTAAAAGGCGCGCGCTCTGCCTACTGAGCTAAGAAGGCCCTTAATTTTGTCTAACTTTTTTTAAAAGTTATTTTTAAAGTTTAATTTTGTCTAACTTTTTTTAAAAGTTATTTTTAAAAGTTTAACGCTCCGGGCAGGGATTGAACCTGCGACCCCCCGATTAACAGTCGGATGCTCTAACCAGCTGAGCTACCAGAGCATTTATCGTAATATTTTCTACCCTCCGCATCATATTATACATCATTTTCTTTAAGTTGTTTTTAATTATTGTTAAAAATTCATCCTTCCTATTCGACTTCTTTGGCGGTGTCGATTGATTATATTTCCTTGTTGTCTAATAATTTGTTCTAAATTATGTAATTCTATTCTACGTTTTTCTCTTATTGAATTATAATTCGCTGTTAATTGATTTAAATTATTTTGTATATTTAAAATATTTATTTTTTTTAGCTCTTGTTCTGCTTTTAATTCTGCGCATCCATTCATAAGTAATGTATGTTCCAATGAAATATCAAAACAATTACTCTTGATTTCTTCCAATAACTCCATATGATCATCTATAGTTAATCTTAAATTATGCAATTCTTCTCGTTCTTGATCTATTTCATAACTATTAGGTTCTTTAAAAACTGTTCTACAAACCGGACAGTTTGCCTTTTTTTTTAACCATTTAAAAAAACATTCCGAATGAAACACATGATTGCAACTAGTTATTACTCTTTTATTTATATCTATCTCTTCTTGGCATATGGCACAAGGATCTGACATATATTATATGTGTTTTTTAAAATTTTATTTTTTCCATATATTAAGTAATGAACGCTATTTTATATAAAATAAAACAACTTTTGAAATGCAAACAATGTTATTATCATCGTTGTTTATCAAGTAACGGACCTTTTTCTTTGTATAAAATACCTAATACTATTAATTATATTTGTGATCCTGTTTATAATATCTTCCAAACACGAATACTTGAATCGCAAAAAAAATCAAAAATAAAATCAATTACATCATGGAATATACAAGAACTTTTTTGGCACTCTTATAAAGGTGAAAAAATTAATAATATTTTGAATTATATTTTATTGAGTAAAAGTGATGTCATTTGTATACAGGAAGCATTTGAAATACCCACCCTTGATGCCATCATTTTTAATAAAAAAATTAAAAAAAAATTCCCTTATTTTTTAACTGGATCTCTTGCAAATCGATTTATTGTAGGTGAAAATTCTGGACTATTGGTTTTGTCTAAAAATCCAATCATTTTTAAACAGTTTACTCCATTTCATAAAACTACTTGGCCGGATGGATTCGCTTCTAAAGGCGCTTTGTATTTTTCTATTGGTGATATAAATTTTATTAACACACATCTACAATCTGATAATAGTATAATTGCCTATTTACAATTAAAACATATTCTCGCAGAAAATCCTTTTATAAATAAAACTTTTTTAATTGGTGATCTTAATATTGAATTTCCTCAACTTTTTACAAATACTCTTATTAATAATACTACTCCAACGCATAAAGACACTAATAAAATTCTTGATCATATAATAAATACTACTAATGATATTCATTTTAATGTTGATGTCGATAACTGGGATATTACACACTATTCAGATCATTATCCTTTAATTGCACTTATTAATTAAATACTAGAGATAATACCATACTTTTATATAATCGACATAATAAAGGAGAAAATTGTTCATATATTAGTGTTTTGCTTATCAAAGGAAAGGCATATTCATGTATCTTATAAAGTATGTAAACCAAATAAACTAATATTTTATATACATAACTAAATATGCAATATCTCATATTCTCAACTATACCCCACTCCTCTACATAACTGCACATATCAGTTGAATGTCTTTTTAAAAAAAAATTATATGTATCTATAATCCCTTCTAATACTCTTCCATGGATTGTCTTTTCATTACTTACATTTAATATGCTTTTAATTTTATCATATCTCGTTAAAGTTATATATAGTGTTTTTCTTTTTTCCTTTTCCATATAATCTTTAAAAATATAAGGCATTCCGCCATCAATATATTGTCTTTTATTTTTTTCATAAAATAATTTACCATTTATTAGAAATGGCATATGACACGATTTTAATATTGTATCAATCAGTTCTTGTCTAGACTCGTACTCATTTTTTAAAATACATTCCTGTGTATTAATATCGAAAAATCTTATAAACAACCGACCCTTTTGGAGAGATTTGAATAAACTGTCAGATAGTTCATTTACTAGCTTTTGCAATTGTTCTTCTAATTTTATTAGTGTTAAGGTTTCTCGAAATCCTTCTTTCAGTGTTTCATACTCATTTATATAAACATCTAACTTATCAATTAAATATAAAAATCCGGCATATCCTCCCACGCTAGCCCCTGATATACGTTTTATTTTAAAATATTTTAATTTTTCCATTTCTTTTATTAGCATTAACCCTCCTATTTCATATGCTCCATTCATGCATCCGCCCTCTAAGACTAAATCTAAATCAAATAAAAAATTATGTTTATTTAGATTTTTTAAAAGAATTTCAAAGTTCATATCTTTTAACATTATAGTTTGTTTATTTTTTAATTTGCTCACTTTTACTCTCCGTTGTTATTTATACGATTTTCAAATGTATCTACAAATGTTTCGATAGGTGGTTTTTCTTCCCTAAAAAGTAAGACGCGTGTTAATCTAGGGGTTTGCAAATGTGATGGATTTCTAATTGATCCATCCGGATTTGCATAGAATAAACACCAACATTCCAACTCATTATCTCCGAAATTTATTAACATTCCTTTAGTATCGGATTTCCATTCAGAATTTAGTCGCCGTTCTTCCATATATCTGCATATTTGATTAAACTCTTTGTCACAAAGCTTTCCTGTTTGTTTAAGTTCCAAAATCATCTTATTTCTAGGCAATAGCAAATCTTCTCTACCTCGGATATCATGAGGTAGTTGCATAATCTCTCCATTCCTCTTTTGATAGTGTAAAAGTCTAGCCACCTCTTGCTGAACAAACTCTCCCATCTCTCTCAATTCTGATTCCAACGCCGCCTGATAATGATGTTCTTTTCCTGAAAATGGAAAAGCCGCATATACATCAATTGATGCTCTGACAATTCGTGTTATCAAACTTATATCTTTACTCAATCTAGCTGCTAAATCTGCATTTTCAATTGCAGAATAACTGTACTTTGAATGTCGCTTTTGATGCGCCCCACTCACCTTCTCCTTAAATTTTCTGAGTTTGATACATTCCGTCATTAGCTTCATCAAATCATTCGATGTTACAGCCTGATTAATATCTATATCCAATCCATCGTGTAGTTTACTTAGTTGTTTCATCGTTAGAGCTATTCCTACTTGGTCTTTTGTTGCATTGCTATTATTTGCCATTATTCTTGGTGTTCTTGTGGTGTTCTTGTGATTGTATTAAAGTATTGTATACTTCTTTTCTTTCTCTTTTTTTGTTCAATTTTTCAATAACTAATATTCCTTATTTATAAATGAAAGGTATTGCTGTATTTCAAAATAAATTAAAAGGTTATGTTACATTTATTCAAGAAGATTCTAAAAGTGTTGTTAAAATAAATGGCCATATTAGTAATTTATCTCCAGGTAAACACGGATTTCATGTACATAAGTACGGAAATTTATTGAAAACTGATTGTACAAAATGCGGTGGGCATTTTAATCCCACCAATAAAGTTCATGGTGGTAGAAATGTAACCAATAGTCACGCCGGTGATTTAGGTAACATTAATGCTAATAAAAAGGGTATAGCAAAATTTCATTTCGCTGTTGACAAAATGACACTTTACGGGAAAAATAGTATATTGGGGAGATCGATTGTTGTTCACGCTGATCCAGATGATTTGGGTAAAGGAGGGTTCCCCGATTCTCTTACTACTGGACACGCCGGTGCTAGATTAGATTGCGCCGTTATAGGTATACAGTCTGATTAATTATTTTCTTATGACGTTATAATTTTCTTGGAACCATTTGTAGGTGATATTTAATCCATCTTGGAGAGATTTAAATTTAAAATTAGGATATAATGTCTGTAATTTTAAATTGCTCACGGTTTTCCTCATACAACCATCTCCTTTTGAAGTATCAAATACTATATCATGATTTTCAATATTCATCGCCCGTGCTAGCGCAAAAATCATCGTTCTAATTTTTAACTCGTCTTTACAACATATAATCGGCTCGGTTGATTTATATTTATTATCCAGAAGGATCTTACAAATTATTTTTGCGAAATCTCCAGCGTACAAAAATTGTCTCAGAGGTCTACCCGTTCCATAGGCAATGTGCTTTTCATCTGTATCGTTCTCTTTATTTCTTAACAGAGTATTATGAAATCTATGCATTAATGCTGGTATCACGTGACCATCTTCCAAGTTAAAATTATCATATTCCCCATATAGATTTACAGGTATCACGCAAATATATTCTGTATTATAAGCTTTATTATATTGCCGACATTGCAACTCTAACATCCTTTTTGCAAAAGCGTACCCTTCGTTTGATGGATGCGGTGCACCATAATGTATTTGCTTTTCATCCATGGGAAATTCGTATGGGTATTGAGGATAAATACAAGATGATAGGCAGAATATCCCCCTTTTTATTTTATATTTATGACTCATTTCTAGTATGTTTTCATTTATTTTGATGTTATCACTGAACATTTTAATACCGTTATTCATATTCATGAATAATCCTCCTACGCATGCTGCTAGATGAATTATACAGTCGAATTGCTCATTGCTTGAAAAATAATGCATTACTGATAATCTATTTGTTAAATCGCAATCATTTCTAGATAAAAAAATGAATTTATTGCCATTTAATATATTTTTTTCTTCGTCAGTTAGTTCATTGTCTTTGTTTCTCGCTTTATCTACTAAGTCCTGGATATGCGATCCTACCATTCCTGTACCGCCCGTTACTAATATACGCATTTTTATATATTATATAAAAATTTGGTTTTATATTATGGTTTTATATTATGGTTTAATTCTTTATTTCTTGTTCAATAGTTTTCTGTCCAAGTTTCACCTTTATAGTTATTATAAGTTGTAAATTCACCAGTTTTTCCTTCGTAGTTTTCCAGTAGACTTCCCCAGCAGGATCTGTAATTTTGTGAGCCACCATATACAGTTACATTCCATTTTCTTGCAGCTCGCCAGTTAAATTTTCGACCTCCGATAGACTTGTACTTACCAATGTATTGTTCTGGGACACCTTTGTTTATAAGTTTCTGTTTTTCCGATTCTTTAAAGAACTCTATTTCATCCATTGGACCTACTATGGTATATTTTGAAAATCCATTATCTAGTCCTACACAAGGAACTCTATCGCCGGAGTATCTTAAGAACAACTTAAGTTTTTTTACTTCTTCTTTCAATGCGTCTTCAATAGATTGTTTCTCTTCTTCATGTTTGTCTTTCTCCACTTTTGATTTTTCTGTGAATTGCCGTTTATCTTCATCTGACATTGAACTCCAATCTTCTCTCATTTTTTTGTTATAAAGTTGGTAAGCTGTCAATGGCTTTACCAATTGTTTGATTTCTTTTTGAGCTTGGGTTTGAAGGTCTGCGATACTAGTCATTATGCTTGTTTATTGTGTTTTTTGTATTGTAAAACTATGATAAATTCTATTCAATTTAATATTTTATTTATATAAATATGTCATTTAGATTAGCGTTCCGTTATATTTCTTATCGCAAACTTCACGATAGGAAATTACCCAATGTTTTAGCGAGATTTACCAATCGGGATCCTGAATATATCAGTACTTCAAGTCCTAGAAAAGCAGATCATTGTAGTAAAACAATACTAAAGAGTATCGACAGCGAGACTATTGACAGCGAGACTATCGACAGCGAGACTATTGACAGCGAGACTATGTTTGATGCAAAAAAAAAATTTGAATGTTGTGGTGAAAATAGTTCATTAACCGAAAGGTGTGATATGTGTCCTTATGATAGATATTATTAATCCAGATGTACATACTGTCCCCAAGGATCTTCCTCATCTTCATCCGAAAATTCACACTGAATTGCTCTATTTTTTGTTATTATTTTTTTTGTGACTTCATGTGAATCCTGTGGTAATGAGAATAATATTTCCATTATTCTATCACATATCCCCTTTTTAACTTCTTCTTTTAATATGATTCTTGATCTTTTTACTGGTGTAAAGTGTGCTATATCCATTGTGTTATGCGTTAATTAATGTAGTTTAATACTTATATGAAAAGTTATAATATATTCAATTTTTCATATAACAGTGTCTTCATGATATCCCATTGGATCATTCGTGATTTCTTTATATATAATTTCTACTTCCCGATCACGTCTTAGTTCTTTTCTTATTTTTAAACAGCAAAAACAACAACATTTGGAGAGAATATTTCCCATTAATTACTAGATATATTATATTTATTAAACTACCACTTGTTCTGACTCAGCTTCTACTACTTTAGACTCCGGTACTTTTAAATATGCTTTGCCACCATCTTCAACAAACGCCTTTACACTACCCAATTGCATTACATTATCATAATGAGCTTGTAAAGTTGGGTATTGAGATAACACATCGCCCAAGCCAGCCTGGACCATTAAATACGATGCTGAGAATACCGCAATATCACCGGCATGATAATTGTTTCCCGAGAAATAGTTTTTGTCACCTAAAAGTTTTACCAAAGAATTTAATTTTACTGGCAACTTGGTTGCTTTAACCTCTTGCCAAGCTGATCTTTGCGCATCCTCATCCCCAGAGTATTTAGCCTTCGCAAATAAGGTAAAAATATCTTCAGCTTGCTCCATCAACATATCTGCTATCACGTTCTCTTCAAGATTCTCTGGCCAAATATTTGCTAGTTTTGCACAGTATCTCGCAATCGTACGTGACTGGGCAACAACTAAGTCGTTATGATATAGTACGGGTAATTGACCAAAAGGCATTCGATCTTTTGGCTCTGGCCAGGTGTTTGCCGTGTCTGTGTCCCAAATATATTCAACATTTGCTGATCTTAACATTAGCATCGACATCTGGGCTCTGGCATTTAATCCCCAGTAAACAAAACGTGGTTTCTCGTTATT